AGCGATTGCGGAAGTATTGGCAAGAAGCCAGTTCACGGAGGATCAGTATAAACTGAAACTTGGTTACGAACTTGAGAAACAAAAGCTGGAACACACATTGACAGTTGACACGCTCAACTTGCGCCTTAACTCTATCAGCGAAGAATACAGCATTGTAGTCACTGCGAAAGACAGAGAAATCAATGACTTACACAAACTAATAAAGAACCACTCTCCGGCTACCAATATATGGTGGACGCTGGGTGGCGCAGCTATAGGCATAGCAACAACAGCATTTATCGTTCATGTGGCAAAATGAAGAAACACGAAGACCCCAACTACATCGCTAAGTTAGAGCAAGCCATTGCAAAGAAATATGGCGAGGAAGCAGTCCAGAACCCTAGGGGAAACTGGGACAAAGAAAAAGAGAAAGAATATTTAGAACAACTAAAGCAGCTTTCGACAAAAGAAGATAGACTAAAGAGAAAAAATGAGAAAATAGAAGTAGATGGCATTTTAATGTCCAGAAAACTACTTAATAGAGAAACTACAAAAAGAACTTGCCCTGTTTGCAACGCGTATTCTTTCGAGATGCAGGATGATGTGTACATGAGTAAATTTGATTGTTGTTATAATTGTTACATTCAATGGGTAGACGGGCGAGAAGATCGCTGGAAAACGGGCTGGCGCCCTCCCAAAGAGGAGAAAAAATAGATGGCAACCACAATGGAAATTGTTAACGGAATCTCTCAAGTTATGGCGAATAGCTATGATGGAGCATTAGACGAAAAGGGTGAGCCTATTAAGGTTGGCTTGAAAAGAGAGGAAGGGCATCCTATTAATGATTCTCGCGTGATGGACGGGTTTAAAGTTCAGTTCGCCGGAAATCAGATTTGCATCCACTATCATTCAGAGATCAAGATTAAAGATGTACATGATAAAAACTTTAATAACGACTTGGAAGATATGATTGGCAATATCGCAAGCTTCATTAAGAAAGAATATAAAAAGATTACAGGAAACGCTCTTTCTCTCAAGTCATCAGGCGATTGCGATGCTGTCGTGGAGACTACTTCTCGGCATCGATGCTGGGTGGAGGCATACCAGTATTTTGATATCTCTGGAGAAGCAGAGGCGGTTAAAGGCGACACCAAAGATAGCGTTGATGCAAAGTTTAAGGACTTTTTGGAACAAGGCGGGTGGAAAAAGGCAGAGCCTCAAGGCCAGCCTATACATGTCGGCGACGGCAAGGTACAATCCAGAAAGGATATAAATAGCCCATTTAAAAACGAGTAAAGTCTAATGGCTCATCAGCTATCTAAGAAAGATATTGTTAAAGAGATAATGAAGTGCGGCAAAGATCCGAAATATTTTCTTAACAATTACGGAAGGATTTCTCACCCCATGCATGGGCTAATACCTTTTAGGACATATGATTTTCAAGCGGACTTGCTTGACGACTTCAATGATTATCGCTTCAACATCATACTCAAAGCAAGACAGCTTGGAATATCCACCATCAGCGCCGGATATGTTGTATGGCTGATGCTTTTTCATCGGGACAAGAACATTCTTGTTATGGCGACAAAGTTTTCAACAGCAGCCAACTTAGTCAAAAAAGTTAAAAGCATAATGAAGAATGTCCCAGACTGGCTTCGAATCTCTGATATTGAGATAAACAACCGAGCTTCTTTTGTACTTACCAACGGATCGCAGATAAAAGCAACATCTACTTCGGGTGACGCCGGTCGTTCTGAAGCGCTGTCCTTGCTGTTGATTGACGAAGCTGCGCACGTTGACGGACTAGATGAGCTGTGGACTGGCTTGTATCCTACGCTATCAACTGGTGGACGCTGCATCGCCCTATCAACCCCGAATGGAGTCGGAAACTGGTTCCATAAGACTTACGCAGATTCTGCACGTGCCGCTAATGATTTTCACCCCACAAATCTTCCGTGGCATGTACATCCGGACAGAGATCAAAACTGGTTTGATAAAGAAACTAAAAATATGTCAGCGAGGCAGATAGCTCAAGAGCTTGAGTGTAATTTTAATACATCAGGCGAGACAGTCATACACCCTGATGACATTAAGAGGATACTGGGATCCCTCCGCGAACCAAGACATAAGACAGGCTTCGACAGAAATATATGGATATGGGAAGAATATGATCCAGATAGTACCTATCTCCTGTCTGCTGATGTCGCCAGAGGAGATGGTAAAGATAGTTCTGCGTTCCACATCTTGAAAGCAGAGACAATGGAAGTCGCAGTGGAATACAAGGGAAAGCCCACAATCGATGCATACGCAAACATGCTGAATCACATAGGAATGGAATATGGAAACTGCCTTCTTGTGGTGGAGAATGTCGGTGTCGGAATCTCAGTTTTAGATAAGCTTTATGAACTAGAATACCCAAACCTCTATTATTCGATCAAGTCGACACACGAGTTTGTCGACTCAGTTCAGGCAGAAGGCATGCCAAACTCAGTTCCTGGATTTACGACATCTTCAAAAACTCGCCCATTGGTTATTGCAAAATTAGAGGAATTCGTTCGCAATAAACTAATTACACTATATTCTTCTAGGATTGCAGACGAACTTAAAACATTTATTTGGAACAACGGCCGACCGCAGGCGATGCGTTCATATTCGGACGATCTCATAATGGCTTTGGCTATAGCATGCTGGGTTAAGGATACAGCGCTAGAAGTTAATAAAAGGGATATTGAATACTCAAAAGCCATGGTGGGCGGAATCATGACAGTCAGAACCAATCTTAATACTACAATAGAGGGACAGACTGGTCACGAGAAAAATAATTTACAAAATAAAAAAGCAGCAGCAATTAGTCAACAGAAAGAATTTTTGTGGCTATATAAAGGATAGAAATGGCAGATCAAAGAAAAAACCCTAGAAACGCGTCATCTGAATTATTTCAGAGATTAACGCGCTTATTTTCCGGCCCGATTATAAGCTATCGTAGCCAAACAGGGAGAAAAATAAGGCGCACACATATTGATAAATATGCAAATGTATTCAAATCTGCCAGCGGCCAGCAGTTTAAGAAGACAACATACAATCCTTTTGAGCAATTAGCGGCAAATGCAATTGCAAATCAAAGAAGAAGCGAGAGATATGTAGATTTTGATCAAATGGAGTATACACCAGAGATCGCTTCTGCTCTCGATATCTATGCAGATGAGATGACAACACATTCAGATCTCACATCTATGTTGAGAGTAAAGTGTCAGAACGAAGAAATCTCCGCAGTACTCAATACTTTATATGGAAACATTTTAAATATTGATTCAAACTTGTTTGGATGGTGCAGGACAATGTGCAAATACGGAGACTTCTTCTTGTATTTAGATCTAGATGATAAATTTGGAATCCGCGGAGTGATACCTCTGCCATCAAATGAAGTCGAAAGATTAGAAGGCGAAGACAAGACAAATCCGAATTATATACAATATCAGTGGAACTCCGCCGGCATGACTTTAGAAAATTGGCAGGTTGGACATTTCCGCGTACTAGGACATGACAAGTATGCGCCATACGGCACATCGGTTCTAGAGCCGGCTCGACGCATCTGGAGACAATTGGTTCTCTTAGAAGATGCTATGATGGCTTATAGAATTGTAAGAGCACCGGATAGAAGAATATTCTATATTGATGTTGGGCAAATTGCCCCAAACGATGTTGAGCAATATATGCAAAAAGTCATGACGCAAATGAAGCGACACCAATATACTGATCCTGATACCGGTAGAGTTGATTTACGATACAATCCTCTCTCTATTGAAGAGGATTATTATATACCTGTTCGGGGCGGCGCCTCATCTACGCGAATCGAAAATATATCTGGAGGCTCCTATACGGGAGATATCGACGATGTAAAATATCTCAGAGACAAGTTGTTTTCTGCACTTAAGGTGCCGGCATCATATTTGTCTAGAGCAGAAGGCGCTGACGAGGACAAAGCAACCTTGGCTCAGAAGGATATCCGTTTTGCTAGAACAGTTCAGAGGCTACAGAGAGTAGTCGTGGCAGAGCTTGCAAAGATAGGTATTGTTCATCTTTATGCTTTGGGCTTCAGGGGTGACGATCTTCTTAGTTTTGATTTGGTGCTAAACAATCCATCCAAGATATCTGAGATGCAGGAGCTTGAATACTGGAGCACAAAATTCGATATCGGCGCAAAAGCCACGGAGGGATTCTTCTCTCGTCGTTGGGTTGCAGAAAAACTATTTGGAATGTCAGAAGAAGACTTCTTGCGTAACCAGAGAGAAATGTTCTACGATAGGAAATTTGATGCAGATCTGGCAGCGGTAGCGCAAGCAGCTGAAGCCGGCGCAGGTGGCATGGGCGGAGACTTAGGAGGAGACTTAGGAGGAGACTTAGGTGGAGACTTGGGCGGAGACTTAGGTGGAGACCTAGGTGGAGACATCGATGTAGAGCCAGAGGAGGCAGCAGCAGAAGCAGAGGCGCCAGAAGATGAAACTCTTTTAGCCGCACCTCCTGGACATAGAGATTCGCCGCGGCATGCAAAATCTTCAAAGAAAAGCTTAGAGCCGCAAGCAAAAGGAAAAGAATACAATAAAGTCATTGCCGATCCGAGAAAGAAAAACGGCGCCAGAAGAAACATGAAACAAACTCCGGAGGTGGGAACAAAGAGAAAAATCTATCCTGGTTACCATGGCGCCAACGAATTGACTAAATTGTCGAGAGGAAGTGTATTTGAGGGTGACCAGTCTATTTATAAGATAGAAGATTCGAAGGCAGAAGTTCGTCTTTTCGAAATCACCGGTGAAGTTAGAAATTTAATGGAGAGCTTGGGCTCACTTAATTTGGAGAAAAAAGATGAAAATAAAAATGCGACATAATAAAAAAAGAAATACCGCATTTATTTACGAAGCCCTCATATCGGAATTAACAAAGTGCTCCCTAAGCAAAAACGAGAAGAAAAGAGCCGCCATAGTTTCTCTGATTAAGGAGCACTTCAAAAAGGGAGCGGCTCTAAATAAAGAACTCGCGGCATATTCTATAATTCTAGAGTCAAAAGGACTGGAAAAAGATATGGCAACTCGACTAGTCGCAGAAGCCCGACGAGTTCATTCAAGGCTAGACAGGGAAGAGGTTTTTACAAAACAAACCAAATTGATTTCAGAGATCAATAAGGAAATTGGAAAAGAAACATTTAATAATTTTGTCGGCAATTATAAAAGCATGGCAACCATCTCTCAGATGTTTAGCGAAACAACTCCAATAAAGAAAGTTGTTTTGTTAGAGCAGAAGTTGATAGACTCTATATCAAAAACCGACGAGGGACTAGAAGAGGTTAAACATATTGATAACCTCGTTTACCGTACCTTTGCTGAAAAGTTTAATGAAAAGTATACCTCAAGTCTTTTAGAGGAGCAGAAGAATCTTTTGGGGCATTACATTGCCTCTTTCTCAGACAATTCAGTTGAATTAAAACTATACTTGAATGAAGAGATTTCTAGACTTAAGGTTGTTGTACGCGCATCCTCGACAGACGAAGACTTAGTTTCAGATTCAGATATGAAAGAAAAGATTAATGAAGTTGTTTCTAGGTTGGATGGCTATAGAGATACTCCAATCGATGCATCAATGATTCAAGAAGTGCTTAAAATTCAATCGCTAGCGAAGGAAATTCAAACATAATGGCAGTTTTAGTTAAAATCGGAAAATCAGATACAGAAGGTCCTAAGAAATTTGAGCCGATAAAGCTAAAATTGAATATTCGTAAGACTCTAGATGGAAATATACTAATTTTCGATCATGCGGATATAGATATTATTGTAATGCCAAAAGAGAATAAAGTAGTAGCGCTAAGTAAAGAACAAATGACAGACATGGTTTACGGCGCGCAGAATCGTTTGTTCGATTATTTGCGAAAGAAAGGAGTGATTGACTTTGCTTCTGTACATGGCGGAAGCGTATATGGATCCATGCAAGCCATGATACTGGCAGCCGAGGATAACTCAAATGCAGTTCAGCATATCATATTAAATGTATCTAAATTTATTGACGAAGAGCGCCCATATTTTGATTTCGTTCAGTCATACATGGATCAAGAAGAGGATCAGCTACTCGATCCGGACAATCTTAATTCGACAGATCTTGGAGATGTACCGCACAGCTCAGAGAAGGGCTCTATCCGACCAGACAAGGTGAGAGATCCTTATGGTTTGGGAATGTCCCACTATTAATAGAGGCTAAATTGGAACTTTTAACATTCGTGCTCGCTGCCTATGGAATGACACAGCTACTATGCTTCGCAACCATATTCAAAAAGATTCGTCCAAAACATCACTTCTTCCGCTGCCCAATGTGTATGGGCTTCTGGGTTGGAGTTTTTTTGTGTGGCATAAACGGCTGGACAGAACTATTTACTTTCGAACACACTTTCGCAAACTATTTTAT